TAAATAGGGTTCAAGAAAGACTATGGACTGAATATGATTGGCCATTTCTGCATACTGAAATTGATTTCCAATCAGTAGATGGTCAAAGATACTACAATGTTCCAGTTGAAATAAATCCAGATAGAATTAAAAAAATAATGGTAAGTTGGAATGACTATTGGTATAACTGTGAAAATGGAATATCTGAAGCTCATTATAATATAGTTAATAGTGACATTGGAGATAAGCAGGATGAAGTTAGAAGATGGAGATTAATTGATAATGATACAAAAATAGAACTCTGGCCAATACCAGAAAGCGATACACAAAAACTTAGGGTGTTTGCTTATAAGTCATTTAATAAAATGGTGTCAGATTCTGATAGAGCACTACTTGATGATACACTTATAGTTCTTTTTGCTTCAGCAGAAATACTTGCTGGAATGAAAGATGATTCATCTCAGTTAAAATATGACCAAGCTGGAAAACACTTTAATAGACTTAAAGCACTTAATACTAAAAATGCAGATTTTGTAATGGGAGGTAAACAGATTAATCATAGTGAAAGAAAACTCTGGGGGAAGTGGAAAAATAGTTAATGCCGTATCTTTTAGTACAGGATTTTAAACTAGGTCTTGATGCTAGAAGAAATATTCTTACATCACCAACTGGTTCTTTAAATAAATGCTCAAATGCACACGTAACAAGAGGCGGTGAAATTGAAAAAAGAAAAGCATTTGAATTAGTTGCTTCACTACCGCAAACTCTAACTACTTATTGGTTGGATGCTACATCTGAAGGATTATGGGTATTTACTAACGAAATTCCAACACTTCAAGAGGTTACAGCAATTTCAACATATGGAATAAGAATAGCCGTACTTAAACATCCAAGAAATCCAAATGAAATGATACTTAATAAAGTATCATGGTCTACTACTTTTGATGGAAGATTATTTATTATAGCAGATTTTACTTCTGTTGGTTATAATGAAACAATATGTTTTTACGATGATAAAACTGATTATTTAACATCACAATCTGCTGAATCTTGGTATAGAAAACCAAAACCAATAGATGCTACATATAAAGGAATGTCTTGGACAAAACCAGACGGTTCAAAAATAACCGTGACTGAGTTTGCTGCAGACATGATTGAATCAATTAAACAAGATGAAAACTTTAAGAACTCTTATATCAATAATACTAATAATGGTGCTAATGCGAACCAAATAATGCTTGTTGGTCCAGTTGGAAAAGAATTTACAACTGAAACTAATATAATGAGCAGTTTAGATAGACTTAAATATAATGACAATTTCGTAATAACTTCTGAATTATTTCAAGAAAATGAACCATCAGTTCCAAAGGTAAGTGCTAAAGGTTCAATAACAATTTCGGCTGGTTCTGCTGGTTCTGCATCAATAGCCGTAACCACAAGATGGATAAATTGGCAGGCACCAAGAATATCTCAAATATTGGTAGAAAAAAAGGATGAAAATAATAATTCATATTATGAAGACATTCTTTTTCTTGCACCTGGTGATACAATAAAATGGGATACAAACCCAGACCCTGCATCATGGGATTCTGGAATGCTTTTATCAACAATAGCTTATCACATAAATGCTGGAACATCTGTTCATGGATTTTCTGCCGTATGGACTAATTATGGTGGTGGTTGGTCTGGTGCAGACCCACATTCACTTTATATTAATGCACCAGTTGAAAATGGATTAGATTATAACGGAAAAAAATTTATATTTGAACTTGATAATACAGCATCTCAAATAAGTGGATTTAATGCTGGTTCACGTGATGGATATGCACCATTTTTAAATGAAGGCAGAAATGATAGTTTATTTGTAAAAATTGATGGAAATGGAAATCCTGTAGTTCCTTCTAATCCAGATGGAAAATATTATACTGTAAATTTTTCAAATGGAATTTTAAGTGGTGCTCAAGATAATACAATATCTAGTATTAAAGTAGATGGATTTGAAATTCTTGGAGCAAGAGTTTATTGGAAATCATCTAATAACGACACAATGGGTAGAATTGCTACACAAATAAATACATTTCAAAATGTATATGATGCTGAATTTTCAGAAGGAAAAGTTATAATTTCACATAATATTGGAGGGTCTTCAGAAAATGGCTCAATTATAAATTTAACTACAAATGGTAATGTTGTAGGAGCACAAGTTTTACCATTAAATGGTGGTGTAAATGAAATAATTGGAATGCCTCAAATAACAAAAGTAACAATAGGAATATCTCCAAATGGTTTAATTACAGATGAAATAAGTGCTGGTATAAGGTGTGAAATAAACACAAAAATAGCTAATGAATTATTTTACTCTACTCATTGTGCATCGGATATAACTGGATGTGTACCAGATTATGCACTTTCATATAAATCTAAAATGCATATTGTTGCAGATAAATCTGTATTCTTTTCTGAGCTTAATGACCCAACATCTTGGGACCCGCAAAAAACTGGTGCTGGTTTTATTAATTTTTCAAATAACTTTTCATCTTATTATGGTGTTAAATCTATTTCTACTTACGGTCAAAATCTTGTTGTATTTGGTGAAACAAGTATACAAATATGGAACTGGGACCCAAATCCAGAACTTAACAGTCAAAAGCAAGTTCTTGCAAATACAGGAACAATAGAAAAAGCTGGTGTTACACAAGTTGGAGATATAGATGTATTCTATCTTTCTTATAGCGGTATAAGGTCATTACGTGCAAGGGACCAAACTAATAGTGCAATGTCAAATGACATTGGAACACAAATAGATACTATTATATCAAAATCTATAAACGATTTAGAAGGTGATTATGAACATATAAGTTCATGCGTTGAACCAAAAGACGGAAGATACATGCTTGCAATTGCGGATAAAATTTATGTTCTTTCTTATTTTGTAGGTTCTGGAATACAAGCATGGTCAACTTATGAACCAGACCTTGGAAATATTCATAGAATGATAAGTAATGAAAAAAATATATATATAAGAACTGGGAATAATATATATAAACTTTCAGACAATAATTACGTGTCTAATGTTGACAGCAACATATGTGAAATAATAATGCCATATATGGACGCTTCAAAGCCAGCACATACTAAAACTTATACAGGTATTGACGCAACAACAGAAGGCCCATGGTCAGTATATGCTGGGACTAATACTTCAAACACATCATCAACTGAATTAATAGCAACTATTAATAATTCTACATTTGCATTAGGAAGAATACCAATGTCTGGAATAAGTACCCACATAGGTATAAAAATGATATCTGGCTCTTCAAATGCAAAATCATCAATTGGCAACTTAATGATACACTACAGACTAAATGACGCTGACTAATCTATTCCCAATATTTATACCTGTAAATTCGCAGGATATATCAGATAAAATAGCCATTGAAGCTGCAGCTGATGGGCACTCAATTCCTATATCCCCAACGTTTTACCTGCAAAAAGATGGTGAAATAGCTGGAACAGTAAGCATATTAAACATGAACAACGGTATGTGCATGGTTTCAATATGGGCACACAGTAAAAGGGTAAATTCAAGAGATACATTAATATGTCTTGCTATTATAGAAAACTTTTGTAGAATGTTGGGGTACAAGCATATTTATATGCCTTGCTCAACAACTAGTCCCTATTGGGACTATATGCCAAAAATGGGTTACGTAGAAACTAATCCATCAACCAAATACTTTATTAAACCAATATAACAACTATGTGTGGAGGAGGAGATGGCGGGGCTGCCGAGTCAAGGCAGATGGAAATTGATAGGCAAAACCGTATCAAAGGAGGGATTGCGGCTGTTAATGATGCCTTTAAAGGGTTTGACTCAAGCTTTTATGCAGGTCAAAAAGCAAATTATAATGCATGGGCTACACCTCAATTAAACAGACAATACAACGACCAATTAGAACAATTAAGATATGGATTAGCAAGAACTGGTTTAGGTGCATCATCGGCTGGTTCTAAAGCAAAACAAAATTTAAGTTATAATATGAATTTAGCAGGTCAGCAAATTGCAAGTCAAGCCCAAGATTATGAAATGAAAACTCGAAACCAGGTTGAAGGAGCAAGAGCTGATTTAATTTCACAAGCAGTATCAACAACTGACCCACAACATGCCGCTAACAGAGCTCTGGCTTCGGCTAGTGCAAATACTGCTGGCCCAGGATATACTCCATTAGGTGCGTTGTTTGGTGCTGCAAGTCCAATAGTTGCAAATAATATGATGTATAATGCATATGACCCAAATGTACCAGTATTTAATTATCCTGGTCAAGCATCTTCCAAGGGGAGTGGAAAAGTTATTAAAAATTAATGTGTGACCCAGTTACAGCGGCTTTGATGGCAACAAGTGCGGGTGCAACTTATGCTGGAAATCAAAGAGCTCAAAGAAAAATGGAAGGAGCTGCAAGAGCAGAAAAAAGCAGACAAAAGGCTTTTGCTGAAGGACAGCAAAATGCACTAGATGCTTCTATAAATAATAGAAATTATACAAATTCACAAAAATCTATTAATGATGCAAAATCTGTACTTCAAAAAGATTATACCGCAAACGATAACGGGTCATCTGGTTTTGGTGTAGATGCAGGAGCACCAGAAATAGCAGCTGGAAGTGATAATCAAACTGTTTCTGATTCATATTCACGTGGAGAAAGTAGAGCTAAAACCGCAGCAAATGAAAATGCTACAAGAACAGCAGCGTTGCAAGCATTCGGTAATACAATGCAAAACCAACAGTTAAATAATACAAGATATGCTCAAGACTCTGCAGTTCTTGCTAATATGGCACAAGGCTCAATGGGTGTTTTACCCTACGAATTACAAGCCGCTGGTCATGCTGGAGATTCTTTAAAAACTATAGGACAGGTACTTTCACTAGCATCATTGTATAGCGGTTATATGAATGCATCTGGAAATCCACTTGGTGGAACATGGGATGATTTATTTGGTTCTGCTAAAGATGCTGGCGGAGGACTAGGAACAGCTGGTGCTGAAATTTCTAATAATGCTATGGGTTTTGGTTCTAGTAGTGATGTTGCATTAGGAAGAAATAATGCATTATATGGATTTAAACCAGTACCAAATATTATGACACCAGAAATAGCTAATACATTTAATAATAATAATGCATATTTAAGTTCATTAAATCAATTAGATGCTATGCAAGGAGCTGGAAGATTAGGAATAAATTATCCAGTTTTTCCTTCACAGTATCCAACTGAATTTTCAAATCTAAAAATACATAAATAATATGGCAACACTAGGAATGGACCCAAACATATCACAGGGAATTAGTCAATTAGGCGGTGCAATGATGAAGCTTCCTTCTATAAAAGCTGAACTTGCAACAAAAGCACAAAGACAAGCACATTTAGATAGAATGTATCAACTTGGAGTTGATAGAAACAATGCACAGATTCCAATGTATGGTGCTCAAACTAACTATTATAATGCAAGAGCAGCATCAGAACAAGATAAAGGTTTAGCTGCAACTTTATTTCCTGGTGCATTAGAAGGATTAATGGATTATACTCCAGCCGTAAAAGCACAACCAGCTACAGAAGAAATACCAGCAATAGGTCCTGGATTTCAAGGTCAAGCCCCTTCATGGAATGATGCAGAGCAACCAATGCAAAGTATTGCAGCATATCCTGGAAGTCCTGCTATTCCAGCTAAACCAGCAGTTGAAGCATCACCTGCAAGAGTTTCTTTAAATAATAATCCTACAATGTTAGCTAGTGTTATATCTCTTGCTCACCGAGCAGGTTATAATCCACAGCAAACAGCAGGTGCATTAAGACAGTTTATAGGAACTGGAATGGCACTTCAACCTGGACAGCAAGGAGAAGGAATGAATTTATTAAGTCCAGGTTCATTTAAAACAAATGTTGCAGTTAATGAAGAAGATAGAAATGGAATGATTGCAAATAATGCATATAACGCAGAAGAACTAGCTAGAGTAAAAGGTCAATTAGCTAATGAAGGTGCATTGGAAAGAACTAATGCAACCGTTGCAGGTGCAATGGAAAGACAAGTAGCAAAAGGACAAACAGCAAAAGGTTCTATTCCAAAAATATCACTTTATGAATATGAACAATCTAATTTAATTACAAATAAACTATTTTCAAAATTTATCGAAGATGCATTTAAAGAATCTGGTACAGCTGAAAAAGATAAAACAAGAATAACAAATCAATACATTGATTCTGAAAAAGGTATAGAAGTTGCAACTGAATTAAAAAGAATATTTAGAGAAAAATACGCAGAAACAAAAAATGCAGTTGAAGCACAAAAAGCAGGAGAAGAATATTTAAAAAGTTTAAAAAATCACCAAATAGGAACAGATAAATTTACATTTGGAACAGATAAAAATATTACAGCAAATAAAGACACTTCAGCACCAGTTGTTTCACCTACTGGAAGCCCTGGTGCCCCAGGAGCTAGTGATACACCAGCTGGAGCAGTAGCACCAGCAGCGAGAACATCATCAGCAAATGGATTAACATCAAGTCAAGCAACATCTACAACCGATGTTAGCACAACAGCATATGCTAGAGCATTAAAAATTACTCCAGAAGAATTTGTAAAAAGAGCAAAAGAATCTGGAATGACACCATCTGAATATTATAAATCTCAATTACTTCCAGCTCCAAAAAGTACATCAGCTAATGTGACTAATACTAGTGCTGATAATGGTGTAAATCCAGTTAGTACAGAAGATACAGGATACGTTCAACTAGGTGGAACAAATGAACAAACAGATAATTATGCTTTACCTGCTGAAACTAGTACACCACAAAAAGGAAGTATTGGTTCTTTATTATCAAAAGATTCTCAAACTATAGAAACTAGTCCAGCTGCTGCAATAGCACAAAAAAAAACTGGAACAACAGAAAATCTAGAACCAATAGTTAGTGGAACTCCAGCTAACAAAAACAACTTTAAGTTTAATGAAAATAAACCAATTTCAACACAATCAGATGTTGGATATAATGCAGAAGAAGCTGCATCTAGTATATTTGCACAGCCAGAAGATAAACCTATTGATTTGCAGGGATTAGTAACTAATAATCCATTTAAAGGAACTGGTACGGTAGAGGAAACATTACCGCAAACTGTCGGCTCTCCTAGTGGTTCAAATGCTCCATCTACGCAAAAAACACCATTTGAAAAACTTTATATTTCATTAATTGAAGAAAAGAGAAAACTTTCAAAATCTCTTATGAAAGACCCATCATCATATGGAACAACAAGAGGACTTGAATCTGCAATTGGACAAAATGAAGACGGAACAATGTATGAAACTATGACAAGAAAAACAATAGGTTCTCAAGATGCAGTTACACAAAGATTAATAGCTATAGATAAAAAACTTAAAGAACTTAGAGATAATCCTTTTGCTAGAATATCACCAAGTGCAGCAATATTAGACAATTTAACTATATGGGGTGCTGGAAAATATTATATTGAAGATGCATCTAAAATACCAGACCCAGCACAAAGAGCATTATTTATAGATAAAAAAGAATTAATGTTTTTACTTGAAAGTCCAATTGTAGTTAGAAATTCAGATGGGTCCCCGTCAGCGGTATATAAAACTGACGATGGTAGATATTTGCCAGAAGAAAC